GATTAAAAATTTTAAAGACATTGTAGTTTTATTAATCACAACTGGTGTTCTAATTTTATTAGGTACTATTATTATTGGAGATTATATTGTAGCACTAGAAGAAAACAGACCAGTAGATGAAAGTGTTATAACTCTAATGAAGATGTCAGTTACAGGATTAATTGGAGTTATTGGTGGATATATTGGAGGAAGTAAAAACTAATGGCTGATGTTGAAAAGAAACTATTAGAAGAAAAAGAAGAGTCAGGTGGCCTTGGTACGTTGATCGGGTTAGGTGCTGCGGCGACCATTCCTTTCTTAAGACCGTTTAGAAATATTTCAAAAGTTAAAAGAGCGTTAGATACCGTAAACAGGGAGAACGCAAAACGGACAGCGGCCAGCGAAGTCCTAACTCCGATTATTAAAACACCTAAGACAGGTTTAGAAGCATTCAGACCACCCGCTAAAGTTACCTACGGCAAACAGGTCAAAGCACCAAGTCCAACGGTCAACGTTAATCCGTTAGTTAATGATAGAGAGAATATTTTAAGAAACGAAGCAGTAATGTCATTCGCTGAGAAGAATCCTCAGTCTATGTTTGGTTCAGCTTTATATGATCAAATTAAAATGTTTCCAAAAGACAAAGCAACACCTGATGAATGGTTAAAATTCTTTAATCAGAAAAAAGGAGTTAAGTATAATGATGGACGTTCAGCATCAATTGATACTGAAGAACTATTTGATACAAATATTGCCTCATTAGATAAGTCTGGTAATTTAATAGGTGGATTATTTAAAACAGCTAAGGATATGAATATGGCTGTAGATAAAAATACACTACTAGCACAAGTAAGACAAAACCCATTTAATAAATTAGAACTAAGAAGATACATGTCACCATCAGGTGTAGATGATTCTGTTGACGGTATGATTGGTGAAGCACAAAAGATTAAAAAAATTTTAAGCACAAAGTATTTAGATGAGACAGGAGCTCCTATTACTGCAAAACTTATTAATAATATTGACGAAGCTTTAGAATCTATGAAGATGCCTTCTTTTGCATCAGGTCAAAGCATGGAAACATTAACTAACAATCTTAATGCAGGTGCTAGAACTTTAAGAGAATCTTTAAAGAAATCTTTAGATTCAATATCTGATCCTCAAGATAGACAAATGATTAATCAAGCGATTAGAAATATAAACGGATTAGCTGAAGAAGGTGTAATGAAAATTAAATCTGTTCCAAGATTACCACAACATGCATCGGGTAGTGAATATGGAACTTATAGATTAGAGGGTGAAATTGCTCCTGGCGAATTTGTTTGGCATTTTCCTTCAGGTAAAGCACCTGTGGGTCCTGGAAGACATACAGATCGTTATCATTGGGCAGATGCTAAACAACCAGTAGTGCATACTATGTATGGTACCAGATATACACCCCAAGGACAAAAAGTCATTTCCATTAACGAAGTACAAGCTGATGTACAACAAGCAGTAACTAAAGATGTTTTAAAAAATGGTAAAGTTAGATACAACCCCGAAGGTAGGGAAGTTGCTAATAGTTTAATTGTAGATAATATGAATGCACCAAGAGAAACAATTGAACGTTTAATGAAAAAAGGATTGTATATGTCTGAAAAAGATCGATATGATTTATCAACAGCATTCAATCAATTAAAAGCAGGTAGAAAATCTTTAAGAGGTTCAGAAGCTGTAAACACGGATAGCTTAACGGATTACCTTCCATTCTTTAATAGTAAGAACTATGCTGATCTTGCACTTAAAACAACTATTAAAGCTGCAGGGGATGAAGGTGCTCAGTGGGTAAGTATTATTCCTGTTAATATGATTTCAAGAGGTAGTGGTGCCGTAAAAGGTAATCAACAATTTTATGGTTATGCGACAGGTAAAGGTTTTCAAAAAAAAGGTGAAGCAATATTACCAGAACTAATGAGAAAATTATCGAAACAATATAAGACAGAAGCTAAGACTATCCAAGTTACTTTATCGGATCCTAAAAAACCATATAAAATTGTTAGCACAAGAGATGTTAAAAGATATGACGGGGATAAAGAAAACCCTGGAACAGCTGTAGAAACTTTTAAAGAGAAATACCATGCTAAAGCATTTAAAACAGAAGAAGATGCGATCAATGCAGGATATTCTAAATCCGATATTAAGTTTATTCCAGAAGGAGATCCAAATTTGTATATGAATACATATGCCTTGCGAATAACTCCAGATATGATACAAAAGCCAATGAAGCTTTACAAAAAAGAAGGAGGACTTATCGAAAATGTGTTTAGGCCTTTATAAACACTCAATTGTTTGATAAACTTACGATATTATGGCTGAAGAAGATATTTCATTACAAGAGACAGAAGATTTAGAAGTAACTGACAAAGAGCAGGCTCCTGAAGTTATTATAGAAGGTGAAGAGGATATTTTAGAAGAAGCTCCTCAAGAAGACTTTTATAAAAACTTATCTGAGGACATGGACGAAAGACAGTTACAAGACTTAGCTAATCAACTTATTTCTGATTATAAAAATGATAAAGAAACTAGAAAAGATTGGGAAGAGTCTTATACTAAAGGTTTAGATTTATTAGGTTTTAAATATACACAACAAACAAAACCATTCACAGGTGCTTCAGGAGTAACACACCCTTTACTTGCAGAAGCCGTAACACAATTTCAAGCACAAGCTTACAAAGAATTAGTTCCAGCTGATGGCCCTGTCAAAGCACAGATCGTTGGTAAAAGAGATGCAGCTAAAGAAGATCAAGCTGAAAGAGTAAAAGAATTCATGAACTATATGTTAATGGACAAGATGGAAGAATACACTCCAGAGATGGATCAATTATTATTTATGCTTCCATTAGCAGGTTCAGCNTTTAAGAAAATAAATTATGATGAAGTTATGGGTAGAGCAGTTTCTAAGTTTGTACCTGCAGAAGATTTAGTTATTCCATATTANGTNACTAACTTAAATGATTGTGAAAGAATTACTCATATCATTAAGATGACTGANAACCAAGTTAGAAAATCTCAAGTTGCAGGNGTGTTTAGAGATATAGAATTANCAGANCCTGAGTCTAANNAAACAGATATTCAAAAACAATACAATAGACTAGAAGGTACATCTAGACCATCNGAACAAGAACAAGATACTAGAAACATTTTAGAGATGCATGTTGATTTAGATATAGAAGATTCAGAAGAAGGAATTAAAATTCCATACATTGTAACTATAGATGAAACATCTCAAGAGATTTTAAGAATTATTAGAAACTATAGAGAAGATGATCCAACTGCAAAGAAGATAAATTACTTTGTACACTATAAGTTTTTACCAGGTTTAGGGTTTTATGGTTTTGGTTTAATACATATGATCGGTGGTTTATCTACTGCAGCAACTTCTGCACTAAGACAATTACTTGATGCAGGTACATTATCTAACTTACCTGCTGGATTTAAGACCAGAGGAATGAGAATTAGAGATGATGATCAGCCAATTCAACCTGGAGAGTTTAGAGATGTAGATGCACCAGGTGGAAATATTAGAGAGCAGTTTCAATTATTACCTTTTAAAGAACCTTCAGCAACATTATTTCAACTTTTAGGTTTCTGTGTTGAAGCAGGAAAACGTTTTGCAGGTATTGCAGACATGCAATCGGGTGAAGATGCACAAAATAGAGCTGTTGGAACTACAATTGCACTGTTAGAAAGAGGTGCAAGAGTGATGTCAGCTATTCATAAGCGATTATATTACGCTATGAAGCAAGAATTTAAAATTTTATCACGTGTAATTTCAGAATATTTACCTCCAGAGTATCCTTATGATGTTTATGGTGGTGAAAGAACAATAAAACAGACAGATTTTGATGACAGAGTAGATGTTTTACCTGTTGCAGACCCAAATATTTTCTCAATGTCGCAAAGAGTGACGTTAGCACAGACTCAATTACAAATTGCACAGACAAATCCACAAATTCACAACCTATATGAAGCTTATAGACGTATTTATACTGCATTAGGTACTAAACAAATTGATGAATTACTAATTAAACCACCAGAACCAGAACCAAAAGACCCTGCAATTGAAAATATGGAAGGTTTACAGATGAAATTACCTAAAGCTTTTCCAGAACAAGATCATGAAGCACATTTACAAGCACATAAAACATTTATGAAAAGTAGAATGGTGCAAGTTAACCCTCAAGTCTACGCTTTATTTCAAGGTCATATATCAGAACACATATCTCAAATGGCAACAATACAAATATTGCAAGTTATGAGAGAAGATCCAGAAATGGCACAAATGGAACAACAAGACCCAGAAGGTTTTAACCAAATGGCAGCATCACAAATTGCAAAAAGAATAAATGTACTTACTCAACAACTTGTTCAAGAAGAAGGTGGCCAACAGCAAGATCCTTTAGTTGCATTGAAGCAAAGAGAGTTAGATTTAAAAGCTATGGACATTCAAATGAGAGCTAAAAGAGAAGAAGCTAAGTTAGAACAGCAACAAGAGCAATTTGAAGATAGGTTAGACTTCGATGGAGAAAAACTTGAAACTCAAGTAGCACTTCAACAACAAAGAAAACAATAATGGGTAAGTTTAAACTTGCATTAGATATAGGTAAAAAGCTTTTTCCAAACGCATCTAAGAAAATTCAAAAATTAGCAAAAGAAGAATACGATTCAGCAAAAATTAATATGTCAGGAGCTTCAGCAGAATCTTATGCTAGAGCTGCTATAAGAGATAAATATAAAACGACTTTAGTGGAATACCAAAAGTAGACAAAAAGAACCTAGGTGGATTATCTGGAGGAGTATCTTCAGGGCCACCTCCAAAAAAAGGACCTAACTCACATGGAATCCAGATTAAGGGTTTTAAATTTTCAGGAATTAAATAAAAAAGAACAATTAATATTATTAGCTGGAATCTTTGAAGGTGAAGGTTGGTTTGGTATTAATAAAAGAAAATATGGTTGGACTCCAAGTGCAGTTATGGAGATTCAAATGACAGATGAAGAAATCGTTACAAAATTTAAAGAATATTTAAAAGCCGAAGCTCCTATATACAAAAGAAAAAAGAAAGAAAAAGATTACCATAAAGATGTATATAGATTTACTATTAAAGGGCACCGTGCTTTACACTTTATGGAAGAGATGCTACCATATTTAGGAATAAGGAGAAGAGAACAGTATTATGCCGTGGTTAAATCTATTGGGGATGGGCCTAAAAACTGGAGCCCACCTATATGCCAATCGTCAGAAGACGAAACAAGCAATGTCGGACGCACAATTAATGCACGCAGAAAAAATGCGAGCGGGAGAGATAGCATACGAAGGTAAATTATTAGAATCAAGAAATTCGGACTGGAAAGACGAATTTATTTTATTATTGCTCTCAGCTCCCATAGTAATGCTTTCATGGGCAGTTTTTTCAGATGACCCAACCGCTATGGACAAGATGCAGCTTTTCTTTGAGTACTTCTCACAGCTTCCTTTTTGGTATCAAACAATTTTCGTAGGAGTTATTGCAAGCGTTTACGGACTTAAGGCTACTGACTTGATTAAACGTAAGTAAATGATATATATCATTTGTGATTGATTACGATAGCTACAAATACATTAAGATTAAGATAAACAAAGAGGTCGCAAACCTTAAAGACAGTCTTGCGTACAGTGTAGACAATCTTAATCAATTTTGGTATATTAAAGGTAAATTACAAGGCCTAGAAACC